TATAGTTTAAGTCTTAAAAGAAAGTAAAATCATATTTTGTGTTCTATATCCGGATAGAAAACTATTATAAAACCTTAATAAGCAAATCCGGTAAAAATCGGTTTTATAATTTATGCAGGAGCGGGTGGAGTGATATTAATCAAGGGAACAGTTGAAACAAATGTTCCGAAGTTTAAATCATCGGCACCGGCCCTGTAGTAGGGGTTAGCCCTCAAATTGATAGCTGGTGAATATTGGAAGGCCACATTGACTTGTGTGCCTCCTCTATTCATGTCGTATCCTAAGGGGTTAGTTGGTCCTTTAGCGTTGCCTAATGTAACTGCAGAATGGGTGTAGTGGTAAAAAGGAACTTGTACCGCAATACCTCCCAATTGCTGTAGACCAACAGCATATTGTGTGTTGTAAGACGCTTCAATATAGTTAATGGTACTAACATTGCGAATATCAAAGATTTTATTATTGTCAGGACCTATAGTAGAAGGTTTTAAGACAGTAAAAGCTTGGATGAGACCGGCAGCAGACGTAACTGGTTGCCTTATTCTCACACCTCCTCTAACTAAGGCATAAACTGAAGACATATGCGTGAAAATGTCAGCTGTGTATTCAGTATCTGCATTGGTCAGTGATTTAGTATAAGTCCATGCATAGGGTGTCACAGTACAATTTTGCGTAGTAGCGGAACCTGCAGTAGTGAAACCCATGAAGCCACCTCTTTTTACCAATGATCTAAGAGAAGTAACAACCTCTCCGATACAGTATTCATCTTTTATAGATGACTTCTCACCTGGAATGGTGCCACCTACCATAGCAACGTCTACCATAGTAGGGTTGCTTACAGTATTGGCGTTGTCTTTCGAAAAGTTTAGGTCCATTTGGTATTGAGCTCCTGCGTAAGGAACTGCTCTAGATGTTCGTGGTACAGCGTATTGTAAATCAGGTGCTCCACAAACTTCCATCAATAATTGTACTTCTGAACTAACTGTTTCAGGAGCAACTAATTCATCAAGCACGAACACTTTAAAACGACCATAAGCTCTTCCCTCTTGATAGGAGGTAGTAGATCTCCAAGGAATAATAGAAACGTAAGGAATTTCAATAACGAATTCGTTTTGTTCACGAATATCTAAAATAGTCTTATGTAAATAAGCTGTGTCGTTATAAGCAAAATCATTAGAGACGCAACTTCCTTCTGAAGGATTGAATGCAAATAGCAAACGTCCAGAGTGAAACTCAGTCTTAACAACCTTAATTTTGATAATTAGACCACCAGTATATCTTTCAAAGAAACTAGAAAGCCATGTAACTGGAGGCAAATGCACAACTCCGGCATCAAAGCCATCAGCAACTGAAAATTCAGTTGGGGAAAGTTCTTTCTCCGTGATCATGTCGCCAGCGTTAGCTGAAATACCCCATGTAGCAGTTTCATACCAAGAAAATATACTTTTGATATAGTTAATTGACATCTCATCTAAATCAGTAGAAGAAAAACCGGGTGCAACATGCACATGATTATCACTAAAAAGCGCTAAAGGCTGAGAGTCATCAGCTTGATCAGAGTTGGCAATATAGGGATGTGGAAATCGATTCATTCTTACGACTTTGTCAAGTACAGGAGGTTTTGACCATCCGAAAGTACTAGCAACGTTAGAAGCGGCTTTAATAGACCAACCTAAAGGAGCGGCAACACTAGACAAGAAAGGAACTCTAGAAAACTGTTCCATGCCTTCACTTACTAGTCTTAGACCAGAAGTTATCGGCCCATCTTGTTTTATTTCGTTTTCAAAAATGTCAACATTTTTGCGTTTCATTTTCTTGTTACGAGAGAAAGCAGATTGAGCTTCGGCAACAAGTGCAGGTGGCACTTGAGGCGTGGGAATAGGAACAGTGTTACCAAAGACTTCCACGTCTTCATAATGCACCCAGATAGTGTAACCTGCGGTCACATTACCGGTTGGTGCAGAGAGTGGAGAATAAGGGTACATAAAAATGATACCTGGATCACCAAAATAAGGATCGGAAAGGGTAGGGCTGTAATTTAAAGCTGGGAAAGCTCCAACATAAGGAATACGAAGCTGAACAGATGTATCAGTATTAACATCAAGTTCAGCATGGTGTAACTGTGTAATTTGAACTTTAGTGGTCTTATGTAAATTAATGTAATCATTAATGTCGGTAAGATCGGAGAACGAATACAAAGCTCCACCTGTAGGAATAAAACCTATGATGTATCTTCCTTGTTGGAATCTATTTGCATTAACTTGCAACGTAATAACAGTTGTGTAACGCATAGACATAACTCCACTCAACTTTTCTTTAAAAGCCAAATTTGTTCGTAAAGCTGCTGAGGTTGGAAAGTCGCCAAAAGTGGCGGGAGTATCGGTCAAAGCTAAATCACCTTGTCTAAAGGCGTAAGGTTTGCCGAGAAAACTCTTGACACTTGCGGGCAATCCATCATCAGGAGCAGAAAGGAGTGTATTGGGGAGAGTGATTGTATGAGCCAATTCGACACGTTCAGCAACTGCATCGTTAGTTGAACGTGTAGTGGTTCCAACATCAATTTGAACATCTTCTTGTCTATCGACATCAGATTTCAAATTAAGATGCAGGTTCTCAGATTGTTTTTGTATAATTGTAGTATTTTGTAAAGGGAATTTAGCATAAGCCGACGCGGCGTGGCAATTCCATAACCAACGCTGTCCTTCGATATAATTGTATTTTGTCATATTTTTCATAGTGTTTTAGAAGTTATCGTACTTCCTGAGGATTGCTCACGCCATATTTAAAGACTATGGACGTCTTTGGATTCAAAAGAATCCATACAGTTTAACGACATGTAGGTCAAAGTTTTAAATTAACAAAACTCTTCTCTATCACACGATTCCAAAAGGTTTCGTGAGAAGGAAGTAGTTTTTGGCCAAAAGTCAGCACATTCTTGCGACTTTTTAGCGACTACTGTGGACCATTTATTAAAAACTTCAACACCGTGCAACGACAATTCACGCATACAATTATCAACTTTGTCGCGTGTAATGACATCACACTGATTACCTCTCTTAGTCCATGAGAGAGTGTCAAGTACGCCATCAAGTCTTAATGGTGAAACGTATCTTCTAACAATGGATTCATATCTCCAACTTCTTTTCAAGAATTCCACGCCAGTCAAAGGGCGGAGAACTTCGTTAAGTTCATTTTTAAGTTCGCTGGTATAAGTAAGGCCCAATTCGGACATATATTTACCTACAACAACCTCATTAAATTCGTTACGATATCTCTGATGAACGCTAAAAACATTATCGTCACCAAGCGTAATCAAGTAAACATATTTGTCAAAATCGTAACGATCGGATTTATTCCCTCTTGAGCGAATCCAACAATATCTGAATGCAATACCATTATACATATTGTTAACTATGGACGTAAGAGGATGTCCACTAGGCAAAGAAGTATACCATTCATAAACACAATTTCCTTGGATATGTTTGGAATTGGTAAGTTCAAGCCATAAGACACGTCTGATGTTCTGATTTTCTTGTGAATCACCATACCATTCGTTTATGATCTGCAAGATCTTATTATGAACTTTTGGTTTTTCGGAACCGTCAAAACTGGAGAAGTCACCAGCACCAACACCGAGAGAACCGTCAGGCGAGAAGTGCAATAACTTCTTAGCAATAAGGTCCCACTCTTCACTAAAGACATTGACGCCAATAGCACTTTGGTTGTCAATGCGATTGACTTTATACCAAAGCATAAAGGCACCAAAATACATACGTGTAATAACTAAAAGTTTCAAAGGTGAAGCTGAAATCAAACGAGTTTTGTAGTCGTTAACCTTTTCGACGGGGCGCAATTCATCCTTAAGACAATCCATAAAAATGTGTTCATCACGGATCAAATTAGCGGCATTACGTATAGTGGCGTTAACATCTTCTTGCAACGACTTGCATGCATCGCTCTCGAGATTGAACTCGTCACCGTCACCGAAGTACCAAGTTTTTCCTTTATGTCCTTTGGATTCAGAGACACATGCGGGATAACCAGGTGCTGTACGGCGATTTATACAATCAAACTCAGTATTAGGTATACCCACAATGGCTTCAGAAAAAGAGAACAATCTGGGTTCTTGTTCTTTGGGACTAGAACCAAAAATAGAATCTTTGTACATATTGGCAGCTTCATCTAAAACATTAGTAGCGATCAAAGGCCAATTGGAAGAATATTTACTTAAGGCATTGGTCCAGGGGCTCTTTAACACCCCATCTATAGTTTTGGGACGTAGAAAAGCAGGTTTACTGAACGTCTCAGTCACTTCATTAAACAAAACACTGGGCGTCAATTTTGTCTTAGTAGCTAAAGTGGGGGCTTGGTCAACAACTCTTATGAAACCAAACCTGCCGTCTCCAATAAGACTGTCTTGATTGTCTAACGAATAACACTGCATCTCGGTGGATATAAGAGGTTTATCAATTTTCTTGATAAGCTCGTTAATGTCTTCTAAACAGAACAAAGACGAATAACCTTTTCCCATTTTAGGTGCTCCAGCAACATGGATTCCAAAAATTTTCCTTTTAGATTCAGATGGGTCAAGAACTCCTAGAATGGAGCCGCAATCACCTTTACGTGTGGTAGCGACATAACTTACTCCACGAGCAATAGTGTAGTCTTCAATTTCGTCTCCATTGACATAAATTTCACTCACTACATTGCCCATGACATTCGTAAAAGAAGTGTCAGAACCAGCAGTAGCTAACACACATGCTTGTCTTTTAAAGTTTGACAAGTCATTAGCTGTGGCGAGATATTTAGTTATGTCAGGTCTAGAGTTAAAATCTTCGAAGACAACTCCGATCAAATCTTGTGCTTCCATCAATGGCGTATCGTAACACCAATTAAGGACTTCGCTTAAGGGATAAACAACTTCATGAAAGCCATTTTTGACATTAAAAGCTCCTCTAAGAATAACTTTAACTTGAGAGAAGTCAAAGTTTCCTTCAACACTATGAACTAAAACGTCCATAAAGTGATGAGGCATAACACCAAAGTTGCCCTTAATAAAAAGAACGAACCCACACTTCATTTCTTCACCATCAGGTACTTGAACAATGAATTCATACAGGTTAGTTTTAGTGACTTTCTTGATGATATCTGTGCCTTGAGGGTCGTTAACTAATGAAACCTGAGGATGGATGTTCATCTTACGTAGGTCACTAGCTTTGAGCTTCTTTCCTACAGTTTTCTTGGGCTTCATCTTATATTCCCCCTGAGAACTCTTTTTGGTAACATTTTTGTAACCATAGTAAGCAGTGGCTCCCATAGATAAAACTGCTATAGTTGAGAGCGTGTTGACGGTGGTCAAAACGCTGGTCCAACTTTTCCAATTATTATATCCGGAAAGGGACACAATAGCTTCTTTTGCTCTTGAAAATGAAGAGACAAAAGTATTCTTAGTCTTATTCGCATCGACGTTGACTACATTAGGGCAGAAAACTGGAACATTGGTAAAAAGATCAAGTTTGACGTTAATGTATGCCAACACACTAGAATTGTCTTGCTCATTCAATAAAAATTCGCAAAACGTATCAGAATCGTCACTATACATAAGATTAAAATAGTAACTATCAGAGAGTGACGGGTTGACAGAGTTTAGCGCACCAACAAGCTGGTAAGCTCTTGAAAGCAGTTTGCTCTTGTCACTATCGCTGAGGTTGTTAAAGAAAGTCGAAAATTGAAAGAGATTATCGTCGTTCAGATCTTGAATCAAACCGAGAAAAGCGGAATTATCAGTCTTCATGTAAAATGTTAACTTATTAGGCGAAGTGTTTCTGAAGAGACTAAAAATATTCATTTGTTTTTCAACATTATATTCTTCACGTCTGTGACGCAATTCTAAGACTTTTTGGTCATAAGCCAACTTGTTAAAATCGTGAGCTTTGACTAGCTCATTCACAACACCTGAAAAGTTAATCACTTTTCCTGTATGTTTCTTATTGATCAAGTCGTATTCAGCAAACATTAAAATGTCATCAGGATTAGTTGATGAAATTCCAAGTTCTCCTAAAGGGAGCTTTGTGACATCAATCTTTTGATTCATATCATCTAAGTTGGAACCATTCTTCAACGCAAATTCGTCTCTAGGCAAAACGGTATAGGTACGTTTGAAACGTCTCAATAAGGCTCTGGGGTCATGAATACTTTGCGTCTTTAAATTAGCAGAGTTGGTAGTGGCAATAATAAATTTAGATCTAAACTTAGTAGAACCCTTGTTATCCATGCTGGCCATGTGAAGATCATAACCGTTCTCGTTAACACCACGAATAACGTTAAAAACTTCACTGTCACCTCCAGAGGCGACATCACGCATCTGGAGAAGATCATCGAACATAGTAACTATTTTGTCATGATCATAACCATCCCAATATTCAGTTTCAATCTGACGATTGTAAATGAACCTTTCAGGATTGGCATTGAATGAAGGTCTCAAGGAATTATCAATCACGCTAGAGACCAACGCATGAGCCAAATGTTGCATAGTCTGAGTCTTGAAAGTACCAGGACCGCCTCGCAAAAGTACGGCCACAGGTTCTTGTCTAAGACCTTCAACTAGAAAACCAGAATCACTAAAGGCTTTCTTATACGATCTTAATCTCTGAACTGATCCATTAAGGGTAGAGAAAAGACCATTCGTAGTATGATGTCTAGGCAAATCTCTCAGCAATTTCTCACCTTGTCTTAAGAGATCGGCTAAAATCTCGTAATTGTCAATGGTGAAAGTGAACTTGCGTTGTTCGTAGAGTGTATCTATTTCAAATACACTGTCAGTAAACGCGACGTAAGTTTCTCCACTTCCATTGACCATATGAAAGAGTCTAACAAAAATGGAGCTGAGTCCGAAAGATGCTAAAACGACTTCAACCAGTTTAATAACTACTGTAGTTATACTCTGTAAACTATTTTTAACAATAGAAAAGTCTTTGAGGACATTAACAACATTAGAATGTTTTGAGTCTATTTTAGTTCCGACTAAGAACATGCCAAGAACTGTGGCAATTTCAGGACCCAAGGAATCCAACGAGCCTTGAGGCTCGATAACTTGTGGGTCATCACTATCATTCTCAACAGAAAAATGTGAGAATAACTTTTGCAGTTTAGGAACTGCAGAAAGAGATTTAACTAATTCAGCTAAATCGTCACGATGACAATATGCAACATAACATGAAGCAAGAGTCAAAATAGCACTGGTCTTCTCTTTGAGAGACCAGACTAGTGCAACGACAAGAAGAACTTTCGAAATCTTTTTGGTGTCAACTGAACTAATAGAATCAGTTACACCGGTAATATTTCCCAATATAGAACTAAACTTCTCAAGATTTTCTTCAGAAAGAAATTTAGTTAGTTGAGATCCGCTTTCATTTATTTTATCAAAGGCATCTAAGAAGCCTTGTTTTTCAATATGCTTGAGTTTGTCGATAAATTGCTTTACCTCAGTTGACAAATCATTTTGAACTTGTTGATCAACTACCGCCTGGGCCTCATTGATCATAGAATTTAAACGTTGATTATTATTATTTGTGCACATATTTGGAAAATTAAAAAGGGGATTTTGATGGTTAGGTACATCGACCTGGTTGTAAGAAACCAACTATCCCATGAATAAACATGGTGCTTTCTTTGAAACGCTTACAATACTGTCTTGGTAGTAAACCCGAAATAGTAATTTCGATTTTTGTATTTTATAATGTTTTTGCAATGGAACTTTCATTAGCATCCCAACTTTAGGAAGGTGTTTTAGGTTCCAAAATTTTATAATTTTAAAATGTTTTTGTAGTTTTGTCTTTTGTACTAAAAGTAGCACGTGTACAGAAGATTTATTCTTCAAATGTATATGGAATATAAAATATGTAACAGCTTACTTTTCCAAAGGTAGACTGTTTATAGATTTTAAGTATTTTCTTTAAGCGCAAGCAAGATTAGTTTGAACCAACTTAATGGAAACGGTCAAAATGCTTAAACTAATAATATTGACGAAAAGCGACAATAAGGCTAATTAAAGCGACGAATGCACAAAGACTATTCGTAACGTGAAATTTGCTTTTAAAGTAACATAGACGAATTAATCTTAA